GGCCATCCGAAACCAAGTCAAGGACTTCTTGCGGCAATACGGGGGTTGAAAAAGCGGCCCTATGTAAAGGGGCGGGAACCGTGGACATCGAAATCAAGCTTGAAGGAATCAATGAAGCCTTTGCCACACTTGCCAACTATGCCGCCCTTGCGGGCCGGGGAACCAAGCGGGCGTTGTTCCGTGTTGGCACCCTTGTCCGGGACACTGCCCGAGAATACGCCCCGCGGTCACCAACTGACACGGACAAGAAGGCGGCCGCCAAGGCGGCCGGGAAGAAGCGGCGGAAGCGGAAGAAGAAGTCCCGGGCCACACACGTCACCAAGCCGGGGGGCCTTGAAAGGTCTTTGGAGTTTGAAGTTGGGACGGATGACGTGGAAGTCTTCATTGCGGACAATTCGGAAGCGGGACCCTATGGCTTCATTATCCATGAAGAAAAGGGAACCAAGTGGCAACGCCGGGGCATTGGGACAGTGTCAAAGGGGTCCAAGGCGGATGACAAATTCATCACCCGGGCCATTGTTGATGAAGAAGACAACATCATTGAAATCATCTTGGATGAACAAGCCAAGGCAATTCAAGGGGCTTAGACATGGCACTTGACAAAGAATCTTTCACATCCGCCAAAGATACCGTGATGGCCCAAATGGTGGCAGGGACAACGGCCGCCTTCCCCACCGGCGCGGCCATCGGTAAAAATCTGTTCAAGGGCTACATGCCCAACGCCACGGACGTGGTGTCAATTGCCTTTGGTGGCGGCGGTGACGTGCAAAACACTTGGAACCATGAAGCCCGGGAATTGCGGATGGATTCCGACATCTACGGGGTTTTTAGGACCCAAGAACGCGCGGACCAATTCATGGTGTTGGCCATCGGGGTCATGCCAATCCGCCTTGTGGGGAATGTGACATGGTATCGACTACGGGGCGGCGGCCAAGGCCGCGTTGAACCGGAAGTCCACCGCATCGCCAAGGACACCAAGGAACGGGTCTATTGGGCGGTTCGGATGGGATGTGAATTGATATTTGACACCACCACGCATTGAATTGGTGGCCTTGTGTGAAAGGGGAACGCCGTGGCCCTAGAACTACAAATTGACCTTCAAATTGTGTTGGATGAAGATGTCCCGAATACAAGCCCGGAATCTTGGGGACCGGCGCAATTGATCCACACGCCATCTGAATCATTACGCCGCCGCATTGCCATCCCCGCGGATGAAAACCACACCCTTTCACATGCCGGGACTTCCGAGTCCGGGCCTTTTATTTGGCTTCTTGTCAACGTCCATGCCACGGTGGCGGCTAAAATAGGATTTGGCCAAGCGTATGACATGACGATCCAACCCGGGAAATTTGCCATGTGGCAGGGAACCCGGATTCCATACGCCCAAGGGGATGGGGCGGAAGGCGAATTGTTGTATTGGTGTATTGCGGAAACGATAAGTTGAAAGGTGTGAATCATGGTTGATTTTGCTACCCAGACTGCGGACCCTTTTGGGCTTGGCGTCATTGATGATGATGGCATTGTTGTCACCGACATCGTGGGCGGACCACGGCGGGAACAAGTGGAAGTCTTGGCGGGTAACGCCAAATATATTGAAGACGCGGTGGTCAACTTGCGGCCCATTGAAGAATGGTCCGTCAGTTATGAACTGCGCGTGGGAACCCTGACGGTCCCCTTTGGCGCGTTGCTGAATAGCGCGTATCTGGTGACATCGTTTTCCGCGTCCACGTCTTCCGATGGATACCCCACCGCAAGCGTCACGGCCATCAAGCCATCCGCCGCGGGCATGATTAAGGCTTACCCGGCAAGCGTCACCCTTGGCATTGGTGGCGGGTTCGGTGTGGTGGAAAAATTCGGGATGACTTCCGCGTCTTCATTCATTTCCACCGGGGTTTCAATCTCCATGTTGACGGCGGAAGCCATGCATGAAACCAGTGGCGACTTTGAAACCGCGGGCATATACCATTATGGCTTCAAGCAAGAAGTCACCGGTGAAGCCTATGCGACAATTACCCTGCCCGGGGACGCCCGGTTGACGGATTCTGACACCCGGGAAGGCCGGGACAGTTGGACCACCTACGCCGCAAGTTGGTGGCGGTATCTTGACGCCATTTAATATGAATGATGGACTTGGCCAAAAGTGGATTTGTCCGGTTGCGGAATGAATACGGGGTCCGGTTGGACCCCGTTGAAGACCTTGCCGTCATTGACAACATCATCCACTTGGCCGAAAAGGTTGACACCGCCGGGAACGCATGGCGGACCCGTCACCTTCTCAATCCCGCGGTGACCATCGGGGACATCACGTTGCGCCATCTATCCCTTGGCGCGCAATCGTTCTTCCGGGACAGGGTTGCCGAATGGTTCCCTGGGGATGACTTCATCCAAAACCTTTCATTGGCTTATTGCATGGCCCACACCGGGACGCCCATGGCCCTTTGGCGGTTCAATGAAGACCCGGCCGGTTGGAAGAAGGCGGTGAAGAAGTGGGCGCGGACCATCGGGGTTGATTATCTGTCCTTATTGGACGCCCTTGCGTTGTTTGAAGACCGGGAAGAAGAACGCATGGAAGCCATCTTGAAGAAGCGGAAGGGAACCAAGGCGGATGAAGGGTTGTTGTTCCCGGCCCGGTCCTATGATTACGGGGCCTTGTTGGAAATCCTTTGCAATGAATACGGCCGGACACCGGAAGAATGGTTGTGGCAGACAAGCATTGATGAAGTGGAAATGTTGTTCACGGCCTTGCGGGAACGGAAAGAAGCGGAAGCCCGGGCAGGACGGAAGCCAAGCGGCGGGATGCGGGCAGTTGCCCCGGACCCGGATTCTTCCCACATCCAATGGCTTGGCCGGTTCTTGGATTACGTCCGGGAAGTTGGTGAAGCCCGGCAAGAAGAAGGGAATGGTTGACCATGCCCGGCGCGCGTAAACTCTCATTTTCGATCATGGCCAAGTCATTGGTTGCCCGCGGCGTCAACGCCGCCACCAAGGCGTTGAAGCGTTTGGGCGGCGTGATGAAGGGGTTGAACTCCATTGGCCGGGGTGTTGCCCGAGTCTTCCAAGGTATCACGCGGGGCTTCTTGCGTCTTGCCGGGGTGGTGTCCGCCGGGGCGGTGGCGTTGTGGACAACCATTTCCAAGGCGTTTGCCTTTGAACGCATGGAAGCGCAATTCAAGGTCCTTTTTGGAAGCCTTGAACGGGCCAAGGCTCACATGGCGGACCTTGCCGCCTTCTCAGCGGCCACGCCTTTCCAACTGGCGGACATTGCGGAAGCGTCCCGCCTTCTTCAAGTCTTCACGGACGGGGTGTTGAACACCCAAGCAACCTTGCGTCTTCTTGGTGACGCCGCGGCCGTTGCCGGGGCGGGTATTTCGGACGTGTCAATGTGGGTGGGCCGGGCCTACTCCGCATTGAAGGCCGGGCGGCCGTTTGGGGAAGCGGCCCAACGCTTGCAGGAACTAGGATTGTTGACCGGTGAAGCCCGGGGGCAGTTGGAGAAGTTACAGAAGGAAGGCGCGTCATCCGTCCAAATATGGGCCGCGTTGCGCGGGTCCTTGGATAAGTTTGCCGGGGGCATGAAAGAACTGTCATCCACCGGTGAAGGTCTTGTCTCGACGCTGAAAGACAACGTGAACCTTGCGTTGCGGGACTTTGGCCAAGTCTTCATGGAAGACGCCAAGAACGCCATCCGGGAATTAATCAATTGGCTTGGCCGGTTACGGGAAGACGGGACCATTGAAGCATGGGCCAACAAGGCCAAAGAAGCCCTTGACGTTGCGGCGGCCGTTGCCAACGCCCTTGCGTCCGGGGAAGGCCGGGCGCAAGCCCTTCAAGGCTTGGCGGACATCGTCATTGGCGCGTTGCGGATTGGCGCGGAAAAGGCCGGACAACTACTCTTGAAGATTGCCCCGGCCGTTGGTGATGCCATTGGCCGGGCGGCCGAGTCCGCTATGACCCGGACCGGGGAACGGTCCGTGGCCAAGGACATCGTGAAGGAACAAGCCCGGCAACGGAAGCTTGCCGGTGACCCGATGTCCAAGGCGGAACGGGACCGGCGCATTGATGAAGAAGAAGAACGCATCCGCGGGGAACGCTTGCGGCAAGAAGGCGCGGCATTGTCTGAACGGTTCGGCAGCGGAACCGGGGCGGACCAACTTGAACGCGGCTTGGAAGCAATCCGGGACTTGGTGAAGCGGGAAGACATCAAGGAAACCCCGGAAGAAACCGCGGCCCGCAAGGAACGGGAAGCGGAAGCGGAAGCCAAGAAGGCCGTGGATGATTTACTTGCCCGGGTCAATGAACGCAAGGACCTACAAGCGGCGGAAGACAAGCGGCGGGCGCAAGCCCAAGAAAAGCTTGAAGGCGTCACGGGGACAGATACCGGCAAGAAGGCGTTGGAAAAAGTCTTGGAAGACATGGGCAAGGACATTGGCGACTTGACCTTGACCGAGTTTGAAAAGGTGGTGGACAAGGTTGGCAAGCTTGTCCCCAAGATGGAAAAGAAGGCCCGGGAAGACCGCAAGAAGGCGGAAGAAGACGCCGCCAAAATCCGGGGCCGCCTTGAAGACCGCTTGCGGAAGATGCGGATGAAGGCCATGAAGCCGGAAGAACAAATGACGGCCCAAGAAGACCACATCCGGCGTCTTGAATCCGAGTTGGACACGGAAGCGGACCCCAAGAAGCGGGCGGAAAAGGCCGGGGAAATCGTGGGCGCAATCGAAGAATTGGCGGACTTGCAACGGGCGGCCGGGAAGCAATTTGCCCGGTCCTTGTCCTTGTCTGAACTGTTCACCAAGTTGACGGGCCAAGCCCGGGACGGGGCCAACAAGAATGAATTGGCCATCAAGGAAAACACTGCCCGGGCGGCGGAAATCCTTTACAGGATCGAGCAAAAGCCAACCGGGATGACGGATTGATTGGGGGTGACCCGTGGCGTATGTTTGGGTGTTAGAAAGCCAAGAAGACAATTTGGACATCCGGGAAACGGATGAAGGCATTGAAATCCGCCACCATTGGACAGTGGTGCGTTGGCGGCATGAACGGCCGTTGGGCGTGGGAACGGCCGTTGGCCAAGCGTCCGCCACGGTGTCTTATTCCGTGGGGGACATCAGTATCATCAAGGGTCTTGTTGGGTTGGGGGTAACGCCCAAATATATTTGCGTCCAAGATTCCACCCACCCGGCGGAAGAACCAACGGACTGGTTGCAGCGGACCCAACAATGGGAAATGTACACCACATGGGAACCCGCGCCCGCTTCTTGGGAATGGGGGTAGGCCATGACCACAAAGACACGCGGCCGGTTCATGCAGCCCAACCGGCGGAAGGGTGACCGACCGTCCGCCCGGGAAAATCGGCAAGTTGCCAACATGCTCAACAACGCCCGGGGTGAAGGCGGCATCTCCGTCCGGGTTGATCGTCGCGGCCTTGTGGTGGATGGTTCGGGCTTGGCCAGTACCGGCGGGGCGGATTCCTTCCGGGTGACCAAGGACAGTGGCAACAATGCGTTGGTCCAACAAGGCTTCATCCATTACCCCGGGGCAACGGTCAACCCCTATCACATCCCGGAAGTCACCGCGGATGACGCCATCAAGATTGAAGGCGGCCCGTTTGTGTGGGTGTGTGCCTTCATGCATTGGGGCAACCATGATGACCGCGGCATCATGGTCCAAGCGGGGGCGGACTTTGTGGATGACTGCCCCACGGCGGACGCAACCATTTACCGGCGGCCTTTGCGGTGTTATCAGTTTGTCAGTGACGGCACACCAACCGGGGGCGTGTTCACGCCTTATTGGGTCCACCACCTTGGGGACATTGAAATTGTCATGGGGATGTGATGCGGAAATCCTTGGCCATTCTGGCGGTGTCCATGATGTCCACGGTGGCGGCGGCCGCCGTCCCGTGGGGTGACCTTGTCTTCACGTCCGGGGTCCCATGGGCGGCATTTGAATCCCAAGGCGTCACGTCCCAAATGTGGGAACAAGCGGGGTTCAAGGTCAATGTGGGCAGGGATGCCGGACAACCCTTCAATGGCGTGTTGTCCTTGCAAGCGGAAGTCTTGGCCGGGTTCACGTCTTACACGGTGATAGTAACCAACCCCACCAACGCTTCATTGATTCTGACCAACTTTGATGTGACCGTCCCGGTTCACACCACCCACGTTCAAACGGCGTATCTTTTACAGTACCCGTCCGGGGTGTTGACCAATGAACCCTTGATATGGACAAACCCCTTTCCCTATTCGTTCCCGTTGCCCGGCGGCGGAACGTCCAACGCTTGGGGAATCGTGGGGAACCTTCCCCGGGAACTACTGTCCGAGATTGACCAAAACGTCCTTTATGTTGATGAAGATGACTTCCGGGAAGGCGCGCCGGTCCGCATCTTTGTGGCCAAGGAATTGGAAGCGGACTTCAATGATTGGTTCACCCGGCCGTTGATATACACCAACCCCGGGCCAACTTATGTGACCAACTACCCCGAATGGTTGCCCCGGTGGTGTCAAGGGTCCTTGGTGCAACACCTTGGCCGGGGGTTTGCCACCAACCTTTGGGATGTCTACGGGATTCCGTGGGATGTCAACCCGGTGGCGCAATTCGGCCCGGAGAAGGCCAAGTCCGGGTGGTTTTCGTACTTTGAAACCGGACAAGACTTCATCATGTGTGAAATGGCGTTGGCCGTTACCAACCCCGCGGCCGCGGTGTCCAACCAATCCGTGGCGTGGATCACCAATTCACCAATGCCGTTCTTTATGTATGACCCCGGGTCCGTGGGCCGGTTCCCATCGTGGCAGTCCCCGCAATATCAAACCCCGGCCATCATGTGTTGGCATGGCAACACCAACAACGCCACCAATCCCTTGGCCGCCACCACCTACACGGTGACGATTGAAGGCCGTGAGGGCCGGTGGATGACGTCCGCTTGGGACGTGGTTGAATTTGACATCCCTGGGGCCATCCTACCGACCACGCCGGAAGTCTTGACCATCACCCCGGGGACCACCCAATCCCTTGGCCGTCTTTGGGTGGCCATTACCAATATGACCATTTATCCGGCCCCGGCCACCAATGCCCGGGACGTGGTGCGTGTGATGCACACCAACTTGATGTGGTACGGCAAGCCCGGGAAAGGGATTGCCCAAGTGTCCCATGTGGGGTTCCAAGAAATGTTCAAGGACCGGTATGATATGTTGAACCTTCTTGATTGGACGGATTGGCAAGTGAGCCTTGACCCAACCAACGGGGCCAACATTGGCGCATGGGAAGGGGAAGGGTTCGGGTATGCCGCCGCGGTGGCGGATTGGCACCGATACGACACCGCCGCTTATTGGCCCTACGAAGTGATTGAAACCGCGGGCGCAACGCCTTATGTGTCCACCACACCATTGGCCACCGATGCAAGCAAGACGGTCAAGTCCGTCATGACCTTGACCAATGAAATGCCGTGGGAATACCAATTCACTGTCACGGCGTCCGGCGGATACAGTGTCACCAACAAGGACCCGGTCAACCCCATCAATGCCAATTATGTCATAAGTGATGAATTTGGTGGGTCCGTGTCTTATCCCGTGACAGTCCCCAAGGATGACCCGCCCGGGCCGCCTTATCCAACGGCGTCCGGGGCTTGGTCCATCACCACCACCGGCACAGTCTTTGAAGGCGGACGTGATTGGAAGTGGACCGGGTCAATATCCCCCGGGTCCCATGGTATTAGTGCAGGGACGGCGTCCTTTGGGGCCGCGGTTCCGTGGGTGGAAATTGGCCGCGGAAGCGGACGGTTGACAACCAAGCCCTTCTTTTACAGTCAAGCCCGGGAAAAGGTTGGATTGACCGCGCCCGCGGTGGCCGCGGATTTGTATATCTCCGCCACCACGCCCAAGGGAAAGCTTTACAATCCCGGCGGGACATTGATGTCCGAGTTTGACCCGGCCGGGGGCGGTATGCCACCGGGGATGGTGGAAGGCTTCAAGCAATACGCCGGTCCCGGGACGGGAACGGATGTTGATGACATTGATTGGCCCGGTTTCGAGTCTTCAAGCCCGCCGCCCTATTCCATGTCATGGCGGAAAGGGTGGGCATTGCAGCCCGGCGGGCGTTGTTTGCTCAAGTGGGTTTGGTGATTGAATTGATGGCCTTGTGTGAAAGGGGACACCTATGACTTGCAAGCGTTCAGTGATGGCGGCCGTTGTGGCCATGATTTTGGCGTCCACGGCATCCGGTCAAGGAATCCCGGAAATCCCCATCCGGTTGGACTTCACGGACCAACAGCGGGAATTTTATGTCCGGGCCGCGGCGGGGACAACGCCCCGGGTGGCGGCGTACCTTCTCAACGACGGCGTGTCCTACACCAACGTGGCGGGCTACACGGGGGAATTTTACTTGGCAGAAAACCCCACCAACGGTTGGGTGACCCCGCCCGTTGTCACCACCAACGTGGACACCACCCTTGGCGTTCTATATTTCGATTTTGCGGCCACCAACACGGCAACCAATGGCGTCTTGTGGGGCCAAGTCTTGGTCAAAGCCAATGTGGATGGCATCCCCCGCGTATGGCAGTGGGGACCCGGCCAATTTGAATTGACACCGTCCCCGGGTTCCATGGGCGCGGGCTTCATTGTCATTGACCCCAACGCGTATGTTCGCCGGGATGGCACGTTGGACATGCTTGGCATGTTCGACGGTGGGTTGCAGGGTCAAACCAACGTGGGGCCGTGGTGGATAACCCCCAACCTTGTTTGGGAAACCAACGGGATTCTGTATTACAAAGACGCCTTCTATGACGGGCCGTCCGTGGACTTTGTCAATTCCCGATACTACTTTGACACCAATATCATTGTCTTGGACAACCTGTTGACGTTGATGCGGGACCAATCGGGCGTGGATTCCGTGGAATGGAACGCCCGGGAATTGCGGGACGCCACGGGCAACGTGGCCTTGGCTTGGGGTGACCCAATCACCGTTCATTGGGATGTCATCCCCAACGCATCCAACACCGTCACACTTGGCCGGGCGGACTTGCCTTTTGCCAACCTTTACCTTGACGAGTCTTCACTTTACCTTGGCACCCAACACGTCACGGCGGCCCGGATTGCGGCCTTTGTCCCGGACACCGATGCCACTTATACGGACACTGTTGCCAAGGCCGCGTCCGCGGTCCAAGAAGGGGATGACCCAAGCTTCAACACGGTGACCCGGTCTTCAACCGCAAGCGTTTACGCGGCGGAAGAATTTGTCACCTTTGGCCGGACGGTGGAATTGATTGAAAGCGTGTCCGCCCAAACCTTGTTTGGGGCAACCAATGACCATCCGTCTTTGGACGGGGCTTCCCTTTGGGATGCGTTGCCCGGGGAAGTGTGGACCAATGAAACGGCCTTGGCAGTTGGGACCAATCTTCTTGGGACGTGGTATTATACCAACGAAGTTGACACCCTTGTCCCGGCCGGAACATTCAATGGGTGGTATTGGGCAAGCTTTTCCGGGGCCGGTGGCCCGGCGGTGTCAACCTTCTTTGAACTGATTGCATCGGACGGCGTGTCCACCAATGTCCTTGGCGTGTCTTCCGCCCAAGGCGTCAATGGCAGTATTGCCCCGGTGGACACACATGTCCACATGTCAACAGGTACACCGTTCGCCGCGGGTTGGTTCCTTGGCGTCAAGGCTTATGGCGTCCGCGACGGCGGGGCGTCCGCCACGTTGACCATTGAAGGCGGGACGGCAGACAGGGACACCCGGTTGTCAACGCCCAACCTGTCCGTGGCGTCCGAGACATTGCAATCCATTTGGTCCTACTATGACGGAACCATCCAAGCGTTGGACGACGCCCAACCGTGGACCACCAACGCGGTGTTGACCTTCACGCCCAACCGGACGGGGACTTACCAGATTGAAGTGGGCGGGGTGTTTAATGCCCAATATTGGACTTTTCCGCCCATCCTTTACACCAACTATCTGGCCCGCAACGGAACGGCCATTGGGATTGAAATTGATGACGGCGGGTTGTCCTGGGCCAAGTGGTTCCGGGACACGCCGCCCATGATGGAAATACAGGCAACCAACGGAACGCCAGAAACCTTTGAATGGCTTTGGTCCATTGACGGGCTTGATAAAACCGGCGCGCTATACGCGGCAAGTATTACCGCCACTTTTGTGGAACCATAAAAGGGGAACACCATGTCAAATAATATTGGGTTGACCATGAACCGGCGTCTTCTTATGGCGGATGCGGATTTGGAACTTGAAGGCCCGGACCGCGGGCCAATCGTGCAATCCCCGGACGGCCACCGCCATTTGATTTTGGTGGACAATGACGGCAACCTTTCAACTGTTGAAGTGTCGGCAAGCCCGGAAGTTGACATGGACACCCGGCGCGCCCGGCAAGCGGCCAAGCGGGACGCCATGGCGGAAGACAAGGCGGACTTTTCCGCGGCCGGTCAACTTCAAGAAAAGATTGACGCTATTGCCAAATTCTTGGGATTGATTCCAAGGGACTGAAAGGGAAGACCATGCGCCGTGTAATTGTTGCTTGTTGTTTTGTTGCTCTGTCCGTTCTTGTGGCCCATGGCCTTGATGAATATGACCCCAATGACCCCGGTGAATCCACCTATTGGGGCGGGGCCACCGATGTGGAAGCCCGGCGCGCGCAATCCAACGCCATTATTGACATCGTGGACGGCCTTGTCTCCAATCCCGTGGTTGACCCTTCCAATGGCGTCCGGTTTGCGGACGGGTCTTCTATCCTGCCCGGCGCGCAATCCAATCAATTCCTTTTCATATCCGCGGACGGTGACACCAACCTTTTGAATTCCGTGGACACCAACACCATCCAAGCCATTGAAGGCGGGGTGGACAGTAACGCCGCCACCGCGGCCGGGGCGGCCGTTCTGGCGGACCGCAATGAAAACAACATCACCATCAACCGCTTTTGGATTGAAGCCTTGAACGCGGTGTCCGCCCAAACCATGGTGGACGGGTACGCGGACGGGTTCCAAGATGAAAGCGGCATTGACGGAGTTTTGACAACGGGCGGCCTTTATTCCGCGGGGGATGACGCTTTTTTGTGGTCATACACGGACCAGGCAATTGCCAATAATGCTTATCGGTGGTTCAAGATGAACGACGATGGCGCATCCCCGGCGGTTGTTGATGCCATTGCGGCGTCCAATGGTGTGGCAAGCAAGAACACGGACGCCATGGCAACCAACGGCCTTGTCAATGGGGCCTTGTATTTCACGGATGATGATTCCATGTCTTGGGGGAAGGATGCCGCGGTATCACCCACCGGCGCGTGGACCGGGTCCTTGTGGGTGAAGCTTGATCCGTCTTATTCCGGGACGGTGGCAATTCAGTCCCGGGACAATGGCGGGGCGCAACGGGACAACATCTTGCAGTATAGTTATTCCGCCAACAAGACCACCTTTTGGCAGTGGGACGCCAACAACAACGCGCAATGGTCGGAATACAACATTGATATGGAAGACAACGCATGGCATAACATCATGTTTGGTTTTGATGGCACCAACATCTTCACCAAGGTTGATGGGAATTTTGGGTCCGTGGGTGGGTCCGCCCCGGCCGTCCCGTTGCGGGTGTCCGGTGTGACTAACATGCTTGGGTGGTCACAATCCGCCGGGGCCGGTGAAGACTACCACGGCGCAATTGACATGGTCATGTTGTGGGACGGATACCTTGACCCGGCGTTGCAGGACCTTGTCTATAATTCCGGGTCCGGGACAGAAACCAACACGGAGATTGTGACGGACTATTCCATGTCATTGGTGTCCACATCGTTCCCGGCCGTATCGGAACCGGCCATGGCCAAGGTGTTGCTTGTGGTGGAAGACACCGGCGTCACGCCCAACGTCATCAATGATGATGTGAAGGCGTTTGCCACCAAGGACGACGGGACCAATTGGGTTGCCGTAACGCTTGAAGACGTGGGGACATATACCCCGGGGAAGTCGGTGTGGGCAGGAACCAACACCCTTGCCGGGTCCGGGACCAACATGCGTTGGAAGGTCAACGCCACCAACGGGACCCAAGGCGCGTTGAACGCCGGGGCCATTCATTGGAAATAAAGGGGAAGACATGAACATCACAAAGGCCGTTGCCATCTTTTTTGCCGGTTGCATTATTGGAACATTCCTTCATGGCGTCATCATGCCGGACGCGGATGCCAAGCCCGTCCGAATTGACAACCCGGAACGTGTCCAGAACACCGCGGACATGCGGGACATGAAGGCGGATGTTGAATGGTATTTGGACCCGGCCACCGTGGATGACATCCGAGGGATGGCAGATGTTCGGGTTTACTTGAAGAAGGAACAAGCAATCATGTCCGTATTGGTCCGGGATTACTTCAAGGACCTTTGACGGACACCAAGGGGGGATCATGGGGGCCATGACCAAGACGCCGGACCAGTGGGAAGCGGAAGACCTTATCAAGAAGATGCAAGCCCGTGTGGAAGGCAACCACCTTGATGACCTTTGTGTCATCCATTCGGAAGCCCTTATCTGGATAATCCGCCGCCTTGACTTGACCACCACATGGCCCGGGCTTCTTCTCCAAATCGCCAAGACATCCCCGGCCGCCATCCTTGGCGTGTGTCTGGTCTTGTGTTGTCTCATACTGGCCAAGATGAATGGCGTTGACATCCCTTGGCTTGGCCAATGACCCCACAACCCCCAATGTCCATGGGGTTGATGTCAACGGTGTCCCGGGAAGTGTCATTGGACAATTTCCACGCTTGGGGAATCCGGGCCGTCACCGGCCGCGGGTTCTTCCGCATGGCACCCTTTAACCATTCCGCGTGGTTCTTTGACGGCGTGGATTGTGACCCCGATGTCCCGCAAGGCGCGCGGGTGTATTTTGAACAGTGGTTCAAGCCCCACCCGGAAAGCAAGAAGAACGGAACCCAAGGCCCAATCCCCTTTGTGGAAATCGTCAATTGGAAGAAGAAGAACCCCGCCCGGCGCGAATACAATTGTTTGACCTTGCCTTATCCGCCTTGTGTTTGCCGTGGCGTGTATGCGGCCGCCAAGGCCATGGTGGGAAATGTCCCCTATGCCAAGTTGCAGTTGTGGCACAATTTCAAGCGGTCCGTGTGGGGCGGCGGGTCCCTGCCATGGTTGCGGACCCCGGACGCCATGACGTGTTCCGAGTTTGCCGCGTTCCTTTGGTGGTTGGCGGACCCCGGCATCCCCGGGAAGCGGTTGTCCCCCGTTGTCCGATACCTTGAGATTGGAACCCGCAACGTCTTGGATGACGTGGCCCCGGCCGGTCAAGTCGGCATCTTTGACGCCGCCCGGGCCTATTTGGCGGAACAAGCTTCCAGAACGGCCCACAACGCGCCGTCCCTGATATACGCCCAAGCATAGGCAACCACCCCATCAATCCACACCACGGCCGTGTGGCGGCCGGGAATCCCGTGAATTTGCCCGCCTTCCGTCCCACCGGGCCACCCCGGGGATGAAGAAGGAAAAAGACGGATGAAGAATTTTCTTGACTTGTTTTCGCAATTATGTTAAAGTAGTTGAAAATACGGTGGGTTAGGACACGCAATTGCGGCCCATCGGCGCGGTTGAACGGAAAGGACGGGCGGACATGGGGAAGCGGTTGGAAGAACGGTTGAAGTCCGGGGATGTGGTGAAGTCCCCATCCGGTGTTGTGGGGGTTGTGGTGACAGTTGCCAAGCCTAATGAATACGGGGAAAGGCTTTACCGGTTGCGGTATCGGTCCGGTGTTGTGGGCCGGGACAAGTGGACGGTGACGGACATGCGGGCCGCGGGCATCACCTACGCGGACAGATAGGGGAAGGCATCATGGTTGAAGAAGGGATCAAGACCATTCTTGCAGTTGCTTGGGCGTGTTGGGGCAAAGGCCCCACGCTTGAAGACGCCGTGGCCAACTGCCACAAGGCCGGTGGTGTCACTAAGAAGGTGGACACCATCCTTTATGTGTTCACCGGCGGGACGCCCGCGCAACACGCCGCCATCCGGGTGGATGATGAAGGCGCGGTCCATTGGCCCGGGGCGGACGCCAGTGGCAATGAAGTCCACGCTTGGAAGCTTGGGCAAGCGGTGATGTAGCCCGCGCGCGCCCGCGCGTGGGGCCGTTGGATTCTGCCCGGGTTCATTGACCCCCGCGGACCCCCAAAACCACCCCCAAAAAAAGATGAAGAAAAATGAAGAAAAGGGTTGAACCGGTTGGCGGAATATCGTATCTTTAGACCATGACAAAGGGCGGAGCTAACAAAACAACCAACACGGAAGGGCGGACGGACATGACGGACAACACCAACACAGTGGACACGGACAAGATGATTGCGGACATGGAAGCGTTGAAGGCCCACCACGCGGACCTTGCGGAATACCCACGCAACACACTTGTTGCCCATCAGTGGGTCATCATCATCAATGACGTTTATGCGGTGGGGTCCCGGTGGGATGAAGAATCCGGCAAGCGGTTTGCAGAGTTGGTCCGTTGCAAGACCCCGCCCACATGGGAACGGGCAGCGGCGGAAAAGCTTGTGGCATGGGCCACGGAGAACATCAAGAAGGGTGACAACACCCCGGCGGACGTTTCCCTTGAACGTGTGTGGGACTACCATGCCCGGCGCGTTGCAAGCCTTGAAGAAACCATCACCATGTTGAAGACGGCCCGGGACATCCGGGACGGGGCCAAGGACCTTGACCGGGAAGAAGACGCCCGGGAAGCGGCCCTATGCGCGGCCAATCCGCATTGCTAACACCACACGGCGGGGCGGGGTGTTCCCCCGCCCCCGGCCGGGAATGGTTCCCGGGCGGGGCTTGGGGAACAACTAAATGCCAAACCCAAACAAGCAATGTCGCGGGATGATAGACCGCCACCGGACCCCAAAGGACCGGGAACGCCTACAGGATGAAAATATCCAACGCGCGCGCAAGTCGGACCCGGCCTTGTGGGATTTGATGGACCGGGTGTCAAGGGGGGAATTGACACCGGAAGAAGCGGTGGACGAACACAAGCAGCTAACAACACGGAAGGAAGGACGGACATGAACGGGACGCAGATACCAACGGAAGCGGTTGACTTATTAGACCGGGAAGTCATTGTGGAGCGTGAACAGCCTTTGCACAAGGACCCGGACCGCCTTGGATTCATCACGCTTTGCAGGATCAAGGCCCGGGTGGTTGGCCACACCGCCGGGTGGGTGGTTTCCTATAACATTCCCGCGGTGAACATGAATGGCGCGTGGTGGTATAACCGGGACGCGGCCGGTGACGCCCTTGAAGACTTTGCGGCCATCAAGCTTTGACACACGCGGGGGATGTTCCCCCGCTTCCGGCCCCGGGTGGTCCGTGGTCGGAACTGGCGGAACAACCAACACAAAGGGGATGGACATGAAGAAGGGAACGGACGGCGTGAAAGTCGGGCGGTATATGGGAAGTTGTCCACATTGCGGGTTGATGTTAATGACCAAGGATTGGGTCACGGTTGAACGCGGGGGGATGTCGGACTTGGTGTTCAAGTGTCCCCGATGCGAGAAGACTGCCACCAATACGGACAACGGCGGGCAGTGTGAATCCGCGGGATGTTGCCACGTCCTTCGACACTCCCCGGCACTTCTGACTGATGTGCACCCGTGGTGAAATTGGCATACACGCAAGGTTCAGGTCCTTGTGGCCGGTGGGCGGCCGCCCATCCTGTTTGGTGGGGCTTCCCGCTAAAAACTAGGCCCGGGGACGCGGACAACGTCACCCGGGCCACCCCCAACACGGGGTTGAACGAATTGGACAAACACAATATCTAGTGGGGACTGTCGGGATGCAACCATTTAATTGGACGGAATTTTGGCGGGCGGTGTGGTTCATCACATTGGCGTTGGCGGGCGTCATCATCCCGGCCGTGTTGGCCGGGATGGCCGCCCCCGTTTGGTCCGCCGGGTGTTTCACTGGCGGCGTTGTGGGGTTCATAGTTGCCCGGGTGACGGGCGGAAAGGACGGAAGACATGGCAAGGCGTGAAATCATCAAGACGGTTCAAGTGGTCTTCTATGATGAAGACCGGGGAACCGTGGCCAAGCTTGAACGCTTGCGCCGGAAAATGGGGGTCAAGGCCGTGTCCGCGGTTCTGCGGCGGGCAGTTGACGCCTTATGGTCCGAGTTGTACCCCAACACGGAAGGGGGTGCCAAGTGATGTTCACATGGCAAGATGTCCGGGAAGCGGAAGCCCAAGCCCGCGCGGCCAAGGCGGTGGCGGACATGTGGGCAGTGGCGGAACGGAAGACACGGGCCGCCTTTAACATGGAAGACATGCGCGCGTTGGGCGCGGATGCCATTGGCCCAATGTTGGACGGCCCCCGGCCGGGACGGACACCCACCCTTGAACAGTGGCGGACACTGGCCATGGTAGCGGCCGCGGTGGCGGCAATTGAAGCGGTGGTCATCTTCTTCTTGACCATCGGGGTGATGTAGGTTTAACGTAGAAAGAACAACCAACACAAGGGGGACGGACATGGACGGACAATCCACCCAATCCACGCCTTTCCCGGACGTTGCCTTCCATTGTGAAGACAACCCCGGGGACGGCCAAGTCTACAAGTCTTTGATTGCAGTGATGAAGGCTTGCGGACCAATCGCCAAGGCCCAAAAGAACCGGGACCAAGGCTATTCATTCCGCGGCATTGATGACGTTTTCAATTCCCTTCATGGGATTGTTGCGGATGCCGGTCTTGTGATGTTTCCACATGTGGTCCATTCGACCACGGAAGACATCTTCATCAAGACCCGGAACGGTGACCGGGCGGCAATCCGGTCAAGTGTGTGGGTCAAATATCGGTTCATTGCGGATGATGGCTCTTTTGCCATTGCAGGACCGGTCCTTGGCCAATCCATTGACTATTCCGACAAGGCGGCCGGGCAAGCGCAATCCTTTGCGGTCAAGTCTGCATTGTTGGCCGCGTTCTTGATTCCGGTGTCTGATATGCCGGACGGGGACAAGAAACAACCTATTGTCACCGGCCGGGAATCCCAAGGCCCCAGGGGCGGCGGGAACGATGGCGGCGGCAAGAAGGAAGACAAGCCCAATGACGGCCGCATCAACAAGCAAAAGCGTCAGAAGCTTGTGGACACCGCGGCCAAGTGTGACCTTACCGCGGAAGAAGTGTCCATCATCATCCGGGAAGTTGCCGGGGTGGATCGTGGCGTCAACATCCATTGGAAGAAGTTTGACAAGGTCATTGAAGCCATGGAAGCCAAGGGCGTGGAAAAGACCGGCGGGGAACCCCCGGCGGATGAACCGGCCCCACCTTCCAGTGGCACCAAGAACGTCACGGAAGATGATGACTTGCCATTCTAGGGGGACGCTATGCAACCGGCATTGAAGAAGGCAAAGCGGGTCCGGGTGGTGGCGGTCATGGGCCAAGTGGCGTTCTTGGCGTGTGGACACGCCCCAACCTTCCCGGTTGGGGTCAAGGTCAAGAAGGGTGACCGGGTACGTTGCCGCGATTGTGAAGGGGGGAAATGATGCGGTTGACTGTGACAGTATCGGTCCCGGACTCGGGTTGCCGGGGTTGTGACTTCTTAGACTATGATGACCCGTCCCGGGTCCCGGTGTGGACATGTAGACTATTCCGGCGCAATCTTGTGGTCTCCACGGAAGGCCATATATTCACGGCCGGACGTTGCCAAGAATGTGTGGACGCCTTGAAGGACTATGAACGGAAAGGACAAGCGGAATATGCCCAAAGGCAAGAAGGTTGACATTGTCAGAACAGAAAACGGAACGGACTTCTTGGCGTGTGGACACGTCATTGAAGCCCGGCGGTTGAAACGGTCCGATTACATCCGGCGCGCCCGGATGAAGTTTGTGGAAGGACGGCGGCCGCAACGGTGTTGTTGGCGGTGTGTGGCCACGGCCCCGCGTGTCCGGGCCAAGCAATGGGAAGGGGAAGACCATGCGAGTCCAAATCACACTCGGCATCCTATTGTGGGTTGCCGCTTTCATCAGCAACATCAAGGAGGGATAGTCATGGAGTTCCAGAAGTTCGACGGAAGCAAGGCCCAGAAGAATAAGTGCGCACCCAGCAAGATGGAGGTCGGACAGGTCGTGGTCAGAGAGGGCATCTCCTCTGCCTACACGTACCTGCTTCGCACCCAGATGCGCAAAGCAATGGCTCAGGGCATGGAGTTCAGTGTCGCAGAAGAGAACGGGCAGTTCGCAATCCGGCGTGATGCGTAGAAGGGAGGAACCATGCGTGACGGTTACGCGGTCGGGTGGTTTGGAATCCCGGGCGGTCCGGCATCACGGTCCACCAAGACCCACATTGTCCCGCGCCGGGCCGGTGGGCGGCCACTTTGCGGTTGCCGCATGGGGCCGCGGATGAAGTTTCAATGGTGTGGATGGTGGCCCGCTTGGGACATCCTTGAATGTGTGGCATGTAAACGGAAGGCAACGGACTTGAACAAGGGGGAACGATGAACCAACCGGAACTCGACTTCACCGGACAAGGCCCCGGGCAGTGTGACACATCCCGGGCAGCACACAAGAAGGCGTTGACACACGCGGCCAGTGACCGCGGTATCATCTTCCGGCATATCAAGGCCCAAGGGGAACGTGGGTCCACGGATGATGAAGGGGAAGTGGCCACCGGCATCCGCAACCAGACTTACACCCCGCGGCGTGGGGAGTTGGTCAAATCGGGGATGATTGTGTGGAATGGAGAAAAGCGTTTGACACGGTCCGGGTCACCCGCTAGGGTGTGGATAGTCAACCCCAACACTTGAACGGAAAGGACGGACGGACATGGTTGCGGACGGACGGACACCGGCCCAATCCCACAAGGCGGCCGGAATTATCAAACGGCCTTCAATCCCCGTTTATCCCGGTGACTTCTTGGCGGACACTGCATTGCAGTTGTGCAGCCTTGCCACCCGGGGCGCGTGGTTTGATTGTCTCTTGCGGATGTGGCGGGACAACACCTATTCCATCACCGGGACACGGGAAGACTTTGCCCGGTTGTGGGGATGTAGTGTTGACGATGTCAACGCGGTCTTGCGTGACATGTCACACCATCAACCGTGTGTTGTCACGGACCATCACGGAAATGTCACATTGATGTCACGCCGGTTGCGGCGGAGTCATAAAGACCGTGAAGGCGCAAGGTTACGGCAAAGAAGACACCGGAAGAAGGCGCGCGGTGACGGTGGTGTCACGCCCGAGTTGACGCCCCTTTCTTCTTCTTCTTCTTTTTCCCCTTCAACATTAGGGGGGGAAGGAACGCCACACCCCACCCTTCCATTGTCTTGTGAAGACTACGAACAACACCCGGCCTTATTCATACTGCATGAACAAGCCCCGGAATTGCGTGGCATCACCTTGGAACAATTCTTGACTGCCAAGCGGGCAAGGGACCAACACATGGACTTTGAAGCGGCCGCCCATGAAGTGGCAAGGCGCGCCGTCTTGGGTGCCATGGGGAACCGCGCCCCGGGCGCGTTCCTTGACATGGTGTGGTCATATTGGGAAAAAGACCACATCAAGGATATACGGGAAAAGAAGGAAAAATCCAAGGCCCGGGACAAGGCGTTCAAGGACCTTGTTGCCTTCTTTCGGGAAGCAACCCCGGAGCAATGCAAGCGGGCGGAAACGGATTTTGCCAAGCGTTATGGCCAAGCATTTGTTGACCAAGCCAAGTTGGACACAGTGAACACGGAAGGCGGTGAATGATGGACAAGGAACACAAAATGAGTAATGGCCAAGGGTTGGCCATCACGGCGGCCATCATCTTGATGGCGGCGTGTTCGGGTGACCCGGAACAAGTGGCCGCGGGTGAAGTGGCAGTCTTTGGTAATGACCCGGCCTTGAAACAACGGGCAATGGTGTGGTTGACATCGCTTCACTGGCAAGAAGCCAACGCGGTGGTGTCGGGTGTCCGGGAAGCCAACGCGGCCGCCAAGGCCGCTTCAAACCCTATTGGGGCCAACGTCCCCGGGAAGGCGGTGTCAAATTGATAACGCCTTGGGAATGGTCAGACAAGAAGCCGGACCAACCGGGTTGGTGGTGGCACCGTGTCAACACCACAACCACGCCCCGATTGGTGATAGTCAACGAAGGCCACTTGAAGGACTTGGGCTTCCCGTTGGGGCAGTGGGCAGGACCCGTCCCGGAACCCTATGACCATTGCGTGTGGGAAGAAACCGTCCACGGTGAATTGCGTTGTGGTAATGATTCCGCCCACGGGTTGACGTGGTGGAACACGCCCACCATGGAACGCTTTGGCGTCCCGCAAGGTTGCCATTGCGGGAACCGGAACCACCCCGGGACGTGTCCGAAATACAAGCCAAGGGGGATGAAGTGATGGGCAACACGTTTGTCACACCCAAGCAAGTGGCCGCGGACTTGGACGCCTTTGCCAAGGAACACCGCCGCATGTTGATTGAAGAAGAAGGGTTGACCCCGAAACAAGCGGACGCCGTCTTGTTGGCGGGCTTGATGTTGGGGGCCATGTCCCTTGGCTTTCCGTCATTGGTGAACGACATGGAAACCATTGACCGGATAACAAAACACGGACTAGGAAAGGGGGCGGAATGATGGACTATAAAGTCATATCAAGTAGTCGGTTGGATCGTATCTGGGAAGAAGCGGAAAAGCTTGTGGGGTTGGGGTTCCGGCCCCACGGTCCCTTGGTCTTTGGGGATGGAGACAACAGGTTCAACCAAGTCATGGTCCGGGAAGACGCCATGGCCGTGGCGGACTTGCCAATCCCGTTTGATGACCAAGTCCGGGAAACCCAAGACACCGCCTTCCGGGCAGGGTTGATGAAGGCCACGTTGATTGTGGACGCCATGGCCAAGTCATTCAAGCCCGGGGCCACGCGCCACATGTTGTTGCAACTGGCGCGCCAACGCATCATTGAAGCCATGCAGACTTGACACCACGCGCGCGCGTGTGGTATCAACGCACAACCATCCAACATGAAAGGACGGACGCCGATGAACAAAGCCCGCTTTGTCTTGTTGCTTGCCGTCACGGTCTTCATCACCGGTTGCACCTTCCCCCAAGTCCCATGGCCATGGGACGGACCAATCACCTTGCCGGAACCGGAACCCGGTGACCAACCCGTCCCGGAAGACCCGGACACGGGTGAACACCCGGAACCGGACACGGGGTCTAGTCAATTCCTTTGGAAGCCCAAGGCGGAAAATGACGGGAAGTTGGTTTGCATCACCCCGGCCCGATACCGGACCAAATCAAGCCAATCCGCTTGCAAGGAATACACTGTCACCAAGGCCGCGGTTGTCATGGTGAAGGATGGGGAAATCATCCAACGTGAAGCCAAGGTGTCATATTTCCCCGCGGAATGGAACAACGGGAACCGGATGCATCACCGATTCAAGAAGACCGGCAAGAAATATGGGAAGGGGTGTTGGTTTGCCTTGTTTGTGGACCCGGGCAACAAGGTCCGATATTGGGAAATCAAGGACGGGGCCAAGCGGTTGGAAGTCCCGGACACCAAAGGAAAGTGGTGGTAATGCCGGACCGCGGATATGTCATCCTTGCCGTCATCATGGCGGCCATCATCGGGTTGATGGTGTGGGACTGTATTTGTCCCACCCCCAAGAACCCGTGTTCTTGTCATCACACAACGGAAAGGACGGACGGGCAATGAAGGTATTTCAAGGAACACCCAAGGATGAATACGGTGAAAAGGTCAACTTTGTTGATGAAGCCAATGTCTTTGTGGGGTTCGATATGGAACAAGATTGTTGTGAACACGCGGGATGGTTCATTGCCAATGACATCACCGCGGCGGTCCCTGATGTGTTGAACCAATCCACGGACCTTGACGGTTGGCTTTTTGACCGGGACTATTTTGCGGAAGTGTTAGTCCAAGAAGAAAGCTTCGACGGCGGCGGGATGGTGGCCTTCCGTATGGTCAAGGGTGACGCGGTGCAATATCTTCACCTATTCAACATGCACAACGACTGACATCACGGGCGGCGGTACGCCGTACCGTGAATGTCTTGGTTGGGTTCCGGCCTGGCCAAGACGGAAAGGGACGATGAAGAAACATTATCGCAAATTCGTGCGTCGGGCTTACGGCAATCACGGTGACAGCATGAAGCCAGCATGCGGGCAGTACACGGCGCACATAACGAAGGACTGCACACCGATCATGGATGAGGTTACATGCGCCAAATGTCTGAAGACGCTCGGCAAATGCGGCTATAGGAAACCCAACGGAAAGGCTGACGGTTCCGATGAATGAAGACAGACAACTCATCGGCCCCACCAGCAAGGCATTGCTTGACCAGTACCATGCGGACCATCGACGGCCTTCATCGGATACCGTCGAGCCGCTGGTTCTGTTTCCCGTCCTCACGGCGTGGGGCATCCTTGTCGGCATGGTTATCATGATGTGCGGTGACCCGATTCCGACAACGTGGAAGACGTTTGCGACCGTGGTCGGAGGGATGCTCTCTTGCGTGTGCCTCGGGTTGTCTATGGGATATTGGACTGGCGCATCTCGGAAACAGAACGGATATTATGCCCACGGATTCACCATGAAGGTTGGTGGTGAAATCACCCGGGACGGAAGTGTCTGAAAGGGATGACCATGACGAATGAATCCGAATTGTTGAACCAACGGTATCAAGCCCGCGTTGACCAAGCCTTCCTGGTCCCGGGGACACCGTCCCCGGCCATTACCCGGGAAGACGTGAACCACCCGGAACCGGGTGAACGCCGCCACACCACCATCTTGCGGTTGGCCAAGGACTTGACCGGGTACGCCAACACCGCCCGGGAACACCAATCCATGGTCACCATGTCCCCGGATGTGGTGGCATCGTGGGCGGCCATGCTTGAAGTGGCGGCGGCGGACTTTTGTGATGACGCGGGACACTGCCCGCGTTGCGTGTAGCGGAAAGGGACGGACATGGCAGATGAATCAACGGTGGAATGGCTCAAGGCCCAACGGGCCAAGGTTCTGGCGGAACGCTTTGAACTGTCCACGTTACCCCCTACGGATGACATGGACACCAAGGCGTTGCGGACGGCCCACAAGGCCGCATTGACCCGCCGGGTGAACCACCTTGATGAAATGATTGAAGAAGCGGAAGGCGGTGAATGATGGGTGTCTTTGTCTTGGTGTCATTACGGGACCGCGTTTGTGGCCACGGGGACAGTGTTGAAGAAGCGGTCTTGGCATCCGCGTCCCCCTATGGCGGACGGTTGCTTCCCTTCTTCACCACCCGGGAAGATGCGGAAGACTACTTGGCCGCCCTTGGGGATGGTTGCTTCTTCCATGTGGTGGAAATGGTGGACAAGGCCAACCACCGGGAAGGGTGGGGGTTCCGGGTCCATGAAATCCGGGACGGCCGTGAAATGCCATGGCATGACCCCGCGGAACCACCCACGGAATCCAAAGCGGAATTCACAACGCCCGGGGACGTGGCGGGACACATGGCGAACAAACTCCATGAAGCCTTGAAGAAGGGAAGACCCTGACCGCCCCGCAATGGGGCGGAAAAACCTACGCGCCACATGCGGCCGGGCGGGAATTAGAGCACCTTCTCCGGGAAGTTGTGGGGACGCCGGGCGCAACCCGGCACCATTTGAAAGGGGAACATGATGGCGCAAATTCACAAGACACCCGGACCGTTGGTTTTTGGTGTGGTTGAACCCAAGCCCTTGCGGGACTTCCCGCCCGGGCGCGCGCGGATACGGATACGGACACAAGATTGGGCCACCGTTTTCATCCGTCCGCCGGAAGGCGGGGTCCGCCGGTTCTATGTTTCGGAAGTCAACGGCGCATGGGTCCCGGCATTGGAGTCCGGGGCCAACCGCGTCGTGGCAAGGGGCGTTGTGGTTGCAACCTGCAAACACCCAACCATTGCCCCCAGGCGGCCGTGGGCGGATAGCCCCACCCTGACCATCAAAGCGGTGTTGACGTGTCAACATTGCTTCCAACGCCGGGTGGTGGTGGTTGAAGGCGCGGAAAAGGAAGACGGTGAATGGCGTTGGGCGCACCTCACGTCAACCATCCGGGAATTGTGGGACAACGCGGAAAGGGGTTATGATGTGGATGGTTGAAGAATGGATGTTGTGGGCAACGGGGTTGCTGATCTTGGCGGCCCATGTGGTCGGATATGCCATAGGCCGCGCGGATGAAGCCAATGACCACCTTGTGGAAAGGGGACGCGCGCGCCATGATTAAGAAGTGGACCACCAAGACCATCAAAGCCATTTGGCGCGCCATTGTGCTTGCCCCGGGGCGCGCCCATATCGCGTGGGGGTGGCGTTCTGCCCGCAAGGCGTGGATTGCGGAACATCCCTATTGCGCGGCGTGTGGACACACCCCCAAGCGTGGGTCAAATGATGTTCACCACATCCTTCCCCGGCATGTGGCCCCGGACCTTGCGGGGGTGTCGGGCAACTTCATCACGCTTTGCCGCCGGAACAATTGCCATCTTGTATATGGACACTTTGGCAACTACCGGACCAAGTGGAACCCGGATATTATCCGCATTTTACGGGACCAAGGCGGCCGGATGATTGCCGCCCGGGAAACCTTTGAAACCATCTTGGCAATGACCCCGGATGAACGGGAAGCGGCCGTCACCGGCGTCACGGGCTTCAACAAACGCCTTGACCGGTTGACCCGGAAGAAGCTTCCACCCTTGGGGGCAGTTGAACCGGACGGGGACTTCACCCTTGAAGACCTTGAAGGGGACTTGCGGGGGATGCTGATTGCCCGGGAAATCCATGACACCCGAGTCCAACGGTTGTTGGACCTTGGCCTTGTGGTCCGGCGTGGGGAAATATCAGGGAAGACTTTTTCAATGACCAAGCGGGGCAAGCGGTTCTTGAAGAAGCCATCATGGGACCATTTGCGGGGGTGACCCTTTGGACTGCCACAAATGCCCACACGCGGAAGCCATTGAACGGGGGGACTATCGGTCAACCCCATGGGGCCAAACCCCTTGCGCGGAATGTCACCCCACCCGCCACATCAACCACCATGGAAGAACCCACGTCCGCATGTATGACGGCGCGGAAGACCCGGCCGGGGTCTTCCAGTTTGGCGGGGACCCAACCAAGCCCCACGACACCGGCGGGGACCCGGTCATTGCGGGCATGTCCTACATTGCCAAGTCATTGATGTCCCTTTCCCCGCGGTCCCGGGAAATTGTCTTGGACCGTCTTGCCTATCCAACCCGGTCATTGCGCCACGTTGCGGACCGTCTTGGAATCTCCATTCAGGCGGCCCACTACAGGCTGAAAAAGGCGCGCGCGGAATGGCCCGCGTTGGCCTATGCCGTGACAATGAAGTCATGGCGGAACATTGATTCCGTGGCCTTTGGTGAAGACCATGAACAAGGCCGGGACAATGTTGGTTGTGGTTGCGTTGATGTTGACGGGTTGCGGAACCCTTAAACATGAACGGGACCGGCGCATTGCCCGGGTTTGTGCAAGGGACTTGAAGAACGCGGAATCCCGGGAATTCATCAACGGGTTGATTGACACCCGCCTTGAAGGCACGATTGCCATTGACACCCGGATTGATGACCGGGTCCATAAGCTTCTTCCCCTTGCAATTGGTTCTTTCGTTCTGCGCCATTGGTATGGCGTTGCAATCATGTTGTTGCTTGGTCTTGTGTCCATGCTAGGTGTTAAACACAAGAAGGCGGCAACCCTGTTGAAAGGGGTGTTGGCCAATGCCGGTATTGAAGAACACACGTTGGGAAGCGTACTGCCAAGGTCGGTTCAAGAAGTTGTCCAAGACCGCGGCATATCTGGCGGCGGGTTACGGGGGCAAGAACCCGGAGAAGAACGCGGACCGGAACGCCCACAAGCTTGAACGGGACCACCCGGAAATTGTGGCCCGGATTGCAGAGCTTGAAGAAAAGGTGTCCCGGGCCAATGTCATGGGCCGTCAAGAAGCCCTTGAAGCCTTGACCCGAATGGGCCGCGCCACGCTGGCGGACTTCATTGACCATGACCAAGAAGGTTTGGCGTTCTTCAACTTCAACAAGGACATCCCCAACCCGGAAGCGGTGAAGGAATTGTCTTGTCTTTTCCGGTATGACAAGAAGGGCCTTCCGGTGGGTCATGTTTCGTCAATCAAGCTTCATTCACCCCGGGAAGCCATCATGGCCTTGGCCAAGCTTGAAGGGTGGGAAGCCCCCAAGAAGATTGCCGTTGACATCCGCAAGGTATTGGACACGTTACCCGATGAAGCCCTTGAAGAAATCTGCTCACAAGAGCTTGAAGAAGAAGGCCAAGAAGATTCTTGAAGCCCGGCGGTTGGCCCGGGCGTCATACCTTCATTTTATCAAGTTTGTGTGGTGGAAGGCGTGGCCGTTTGCCATTGGCCGCCACACCCGGGAAATATGTGACGCCATTGATGACGCCATTGACACCTTTGACGGCGGCCGGGGTGAATCTGCCAACCTTGACATCAATGTCCCCTTTGGTCATGGGAAGTCGGACCTTGTGTCCCGTGGCCTTGTGCCATATTTCCTTGGCCGGTGTGACATGGCGGGCCTTGACGCGGATGCCATCTTGACGGGTTACGGGGCGGACCTTGTGGAAGGCTTTTCCAAGGACGCAAAGGAAATTATCCGGTCCACCGAATATCAACAATTGTTCCCGGGCGTCACCATCCCCCGCGGGGATGATTCCGTCAAAGCGTGGAAGGTTGCCGGGCGGTCCGGCCGCATCACCGCCGCGGGCCTTACCGGCGGAATCATGGGGAAACGTGGCCACTTGATTGTGGTGGATGATTATTGCAAGAACCGCAAAGAAGCCCGGTCCTTGACCTATCGCAAGGCCACATGGGCAGGGTTTCAAGACGTGTTGTCCCGCCGCCATCCCGTGTCAATCGTCATTCAGTGTGCAACGTCATGGCATGTGGATGACAACCGGGCGCGACTACGGAAGGCGCAAGCGGATGACCCGGGATTCCCCCGGTTCCGGGAACTGAAATTCCCGGCCCGGAACGAAGACGGGTCCTTCTTGTTTCCCGAATTGTTCCCGCCGGAATGGTACATTGAACAATATGCCGCCCAAGGAACCATGGCCCCGGCGTTGTTGGGTTGTGAACCCGTGGTGGAAGGCGGCAACCGGTTCAAGGTTGACAACGTGGTCTTTCATGATTCCCTTGAAGAATTCCCCCAGGGGCTTTATGTCCGGGCGTGGGACCTTGCATCAAGCAAGAAGGAACGGGACGGGGATGACCCGGATTTCACCGTGGGCCTTTTGGGATATGTCACGGAAGAAAATGTCACCCGGAGCAACATCAAGATTGTGTTGCGGGATTTGTGGATTGCGGACGTGGTGTTCTGCCGGGAAGAAGCCCCGGAACGGGACGCCCTTATCCAAGCAACGGCCGCGGCGGACGGCGGCCGCGTGGCCCAAGCGGTGGAAGCCTTTGGCGCGTACAAAGACGCTTACACCACATTGAAGAAGGTGTTGGCCGGGGTGTCAACGGTCCACAAGTCCCAACTGCCCGGGGACAAGACGGCCAAGTGTGGACCATTAGAAGAACCCTTCAACCGGGGCCGGGTCCACATGTTGCGCGCGCCTTGGAACGCGGAGTTGATTAAGCAATTTGCAGAATTCCCGGACGGCGCGCATGATGACGGACCAGATGCCGCCGCGATTGTCTTTGAACATTTCACCAAGTCCAAGCCTTCCATTGGGATGCCGCGGCAAGGTTGAATTGATGGCCTTGGACAAAGGGGGGCCACATGCCACAAGAATCCGATGTAAGAGCAACCCGGCAACACGCCATTTTAAGTGAACGCCATGGCCAGTTGGCCCGCAATCTTCTTGTGAAGGATGGCGGCGGGGCCTATATCAACGCCCGCCTTGCCCGGTTCCCGTGTGAATCGGACTTGTCATGGTCGGGGAAGGGAACGTCCGGGACCACGTCCCGGAAAGAACGCGCGTTCTTGATTAACTACGCCGCCCGGATCATTGCCAAAATCAACCAATACGTTTTCAGTCAAAACATCACCCGGGATGGCATAGATGAAGACTTTGCCCTTGACGCATCCCGGACGGGCATGTCCATCAACCGTGTCATGGCATCCTTGTCCGCGGCCCAACTGGCGGGGCAATGGTCATGGCTTGGCATAGACCGCGGACGCCCGGAAATAGACCCGGCCACCGGAACCACCTTGACCCGGTCAATTGCGGACCGGGAAGCTTCCGGGGACCGCATATTCTGGACCGTGTGGGATTCCACGGAAGTGGTTGATTGGCGTTTTGGGCAGGACGGCAAGCTTGAACGGGTCATCACCCAAGAAGTGGTCTATGATAATTCCGATGTCAACGCGGCGGCCGTGAGTTTCTTGGTTCGGACCATTTGGGAACCGGGCGGCGGCGTCCGGTTGGTGTTGAACAGTGACAACCCGGAAGAAGTGAAAAGTGAAGAACCCTTTGAACTGTCCGCCCCGGTGGTCCCTTTTGTCTTGCTTGGTGTTCCCACGATCAAGCCATGGTGGTTTGACGATGTGGAACGGGTCCAAGCGTCCATCTTGAACTTGGATTCCGCCCACCATGAAAACTTGATTGGCATGGTTTTCCCGCAATCGGTCCTTCCGGCGGGGTTGGTTGAAGAAGTGATGCGGTTGTCCGGCCGTGAAGGCGCGCAAGGGTTCAATGAAGCCCTTGAAATATGCCGCGGGATGGAATATCCCATCTTTGAACCCACGGACGCCGCCGGATTGACCCGATACTTGACGCCCAACGCTTCCGACCTTGAAGCCATCCCCACGGAAATCTTGCGGCGGCGTGGTGAACTCTATGGGATTGTTGGCCTTGGACTGTCCAAGAAGGACACCGCCCAGGTTGAAAGCGCGGCCGCCAAGGCGTGGGACCATCTTGACCCGTCCGCGGTATTGTCGGACCGGGCGGATGAACTTGAAGAAGCGGAAACCAAGGCGGTTGAAATCTCCGTCCAACTGGACACCGACTTCCAAGCATATACCCCCGCTTATTCCAGAAGTTTCGATCTAATCAACATGGCGGAAGACATGAAGACGGTTCTTGGCCTAAATGGCCTTGACTTGCCGGAATCCGCGTTGCGTGAAGTAGCCCACACGGGCGTTGACATCTTGAACAAGGTGCGAACCATCCCCAAAGACCGCCTTGAAGCCATCCACGCGGACATTGACAACATGACCGCGGCGGACCTTGTGGCCATGACCACCGCCGCGGCCCCGTCCCGGGCGGAAGCCTTTGACGCGGATGGGGAAGGGGTGGAAGTCGAACCCACCACGGACACGGCCAAGGACCTTGTCACCGTCCTTGAAACCCTTTTGAAGCAACGGGAAAATTGAATTGATGGCCCTTTATGAATGAAGACGCCTTCCGCGGTGTGGCGTTGAACACCGCGTCCGGTTCTGGCAACCGGGAAAAAGCCTGAAAGGTGTGGCAATGGACATCAAGTTGGTATTGGGTAAGGTCCGTGACGGGGAAGAACTCACGGAAGAAGAAAAGGCGTTCTTGGCAGATTATGACCATGACAAGGTCATGAATGACGCCGCGGCCGCCGCAAGACGCCGGGCGGAAGCCCGGGCAGCGGAAGCGGAAAAGGAACGCGCCACGCTTCAAGAGACTTTGGCGGAACTACAAGCCAAGATTGATGAAGCGGAAACCGCGGGCAAGTCCGATGTTGAACAGTTGCAAGCCAACATGGACAAGCTTGCCGCCCGGTTGGCAGAACGGGACAAGGAACTTGATGAAGCCAGGGCGGCCAACGCCAAGATGGCCCGGGATACCAAAATCCGGGAAATCCAGTCCGCGGCGGGAATTGCGTTTGTGGACGGCGTTGACGGGACAGTGATGTCCGGGGCATTTGCTTCCGCCTTTGCGGACCTTGATGATGCGGACCTTGGGGATGAAACCGTCACCAAGCCCATCATTGACGGATTCCGCAACGCCAACAAGGCGGTGATTGCGGACAAGTCGGGCGTTGGGTCCGGCGGCAATCCGCATGACGGAACGGGACCGGCCGCCCCGGTGGGTGAGTCGGACCCGGAGAAGATGACAACGGAAGAACGGGCGGCCGATTTGAAGAAACGGGGTCTTTTGTAAGCCCCGGCGTTGGCCGCCAAGGGAAGGGAAAGCATCATGGCGAACACATTCATAACTCCCACGATGGTGGCCCGGGATGCCGCTATCACGCTGCATGACCGGCTAATCACCGGTGACCTTGTTACCCGTGACAAAGAACGCATGTTCACGGCGTCCAAGGTCGGTGACACCGTCCCGGTGACGGTCCCGCCCATACTGGTGGCCAATGAATTCACGGGGACCACCACCCCGCAGGACATCACGGAAACAAGCGTCAACCTTGAGCTTGAACACCACTATGAAGCAACGGGGACAATCACGTCCAAGCAGTCAAGTCTTGAATTGTCGGACTTCACGCGCCTTGTGACGGTTCCGGCCATGGATGCAATCATGGACGCCATTGATGATTACTTCATCACACAGATTGCCCGCGGTTTCACGTCCCATTGCGCGGGAACGCGCGGGACGCAGCCTTCAAGCAAGGCCCACATCCTTGCGGCCAACAAGATATTGAAGGACAACAAGGTCAAGTCCATGGACCGCATTGGTCTTATTTCGACCACGGCGGAAGCGTCCTTCATGGCTCTCAATGAGTTTGTATCCGCGGATTACGGGCAGGATGGAACGCGCGGACTCCGGGAAGCCTACTTGACCCGGCGTTATGGTGTTGACTGGTTTGTTGATGCCAATTCCGGGACGCAGGAACGCGGTGACGTTGCCGGTACGGTTCTCACCAACGGAATCCCGGTTCTTGGCGCAAGCACACTGGCCATTGACGGGTTCACGGCGGCAACCGGTGACCTGTATGAAGGCGCGGCCTTCACGGTTGCGGGTGACACCACGGAATATGCCTTGACGGCAGACGCCAGTATCACGGGCAACGCGGCAACGGTAAGCATCACGCCGGTTGTGTCCGCGGACCTTGTGGCGGCCGGTGACGGCGCGGCGGTGACGTTCCTGTCCGCAGTGACGGAGAATATGATTTATAACAAGGGTGCGGTTGCGGGCGCAATCGTGGCCCCCACCCCGTTGCGTATCGGTTCGGCGGTGGAATCATATCGCGGCATATCGGTCCGCGCCACGTTTAGTTCATCGACAGTCACCCTGTCAGACCAAGTAGTGTTTGACGTGTTCTGTGGGTGCCAAGTCATTCAACCCGTGGGCGGCGTGATATTGCAGGGTTAAAGATTTGACGGTCATGTCCGTCCGTCTTGGGGCGGTCCCGGGGGGAACCCCGGGCCGTCCCGTCTTACCCGGGAAGGAAGGAAACACATGCGGAAATTTTCCACAACCATGGCGGTTCTGGCGGTTCTGGCGGGCGGTCTTCTTCTTGGACAGGTTGTCCGAGTACAGAACGCACACGCGGACCTTGATGATTATGACCCCCTTGCGGATGGGTCCACGTTCTATGATGGCCCGGCCAATGCCACGGCCCGGACGGCCTTGTCCAATAGCCTTGTGGCATTGATGACGGCCCAGGTGGACACCAACACGGTGGCGGATGAAACCCTTTATACGCCCCGCTTCATTGGTGACAAGCTTGTCGGGACGGTGTCCAACCTGTTTTGGATGTCGGAAGGGGTGACAACGTCTTCTTGGCATCGTTTGAATTAGTACCACCGGCCGGGGGTTCCCCGGCCATTGCCCGGGACACACGCCCCGGGTGGCGGCCGTGGAACATCCAACAAAGGGGAACGATATGAAGCGCGTTTGGTTTGCAGTGATGGCGGCCGTTGTGGCCATGGGCGTGGCGGCAATTGGGGCAGAACTTGACCCGGTATCCAAGGACTATGACCTAGCCCGGACGGATAACCCGGCCGCGTTCACCGGGGTTTATTTCGACGGGACCACGTTGACCATATCCGGGACCGTGTATTCTGACGCCGTATCAAGCAACGTCCAAGACCTTGCGGACATCACCATGGAGTTGCGTGTTGGGAACGTCAATTCCAACGTGGTTTATGTCCCCACGTCCACCAATGAAGCCGGTGGCCATTACACCGTTGACATCACCATCCCATCTTCAACCAACATCACCGGGACGGCCCTTCTTCAATGGAAATTCACGGACACCAATGGCGTGGTTGTTATCTATCCGCGCCCGTCCATCACCCGGCAGACACCGCTTGAATAACGGACGGACAGAACGTCCACAACGGAAAGGGAAGGCATCATGGCAAGTGTGGAAACGGTATTGGTAAAGAAGGACACCGCGGTCATACGGATCAATAAATCAGACTTGAAGGCCCGGGAAAAGGACGGTTGGAAGCTTACCGACCATGACGGGGACGGCAAGCCCGATGTTGACCCGGACGCCCCGGCGGACCTTTCCAAGATGTCCAAGGCCAAGCTTCTTGAACTGGCGGCATCCAAGGAAATTGAAGTCCCGGACGGGGCCAACAAGGCGGACATCCTTGCCCTTCTTTCCGAGTAGGCAAGACGTGACATTGCAACCTTGCGTGGCCTTGGCCCTTCACCGGGTCAAGGCCGCGTCATAAAGGGGACCACCATGGCCATTGACCTTGCGGGCGCGGACGCCTATTTTGCCGCGGACAATCATTTCATGTCGGAAGTGTGGTTGCAATTCACGGAAGATGACCACCGGACGGCCGCCATTGCATCCGCAAGGCGGCAATTGATCCGCCTTCTTGCGCGGGACCTTGATGACACCACCACCACGGACACGGACTTCCCACGGGAAGACGTGGCAACGTATGAACAAGCGTTGTTCTTACTCCGCAACGGGTTCATTGCCAACGGGGACTTCACCACACCCAAATGGACCTTGGGGGACCGTGACGCGGATGACGATGGCATCCCGTCCCCGGAGAAGATTGGCATTTGCAATGAAGCCAAGGGTTGGATTTTTGAACGGTCCGGCCCAACCGGTGGGGTCATTTCATCCCGGGGGGCCTAGTCCATGCCCCGCCTTCCCGGGTCAATCACCAAGTTGCGGAAGCAACAGGCCACAATGCGTTCCGAGTTGGAACGCCGCATCAAACGCGCCCAACGCCGCCTTGCGCCCATGATCCGCAAGGCCGCGGCGGATGGTAACAACATCAACCGGGCGCGATACCGGGAAGCCTTCTTCAATCAAATATCATCCCACTATGAAGGGCTTGGCAGGGAATTGGACGGGTGGGCCAAGGAATTTGTGGGAACGGCCGCGGTGGATTGGCACAAGCGCGCCTTGTTTGAAATGAAGCGGCAAGGCGTGGGGGCGTTGGGTTCCCGGGTGACCAAGTTTTCCCGGAACCGGGTTGACCGGTATTGGCGATTGATCCACCCGGACAACAAGAAACACTTTGCAGCGGTCTTCACGGACAAGATGGCAGTGTCCGACATTGAAAACTTGCGGACGGCGTCCCTTGATGTCTTCCGGCAAGCCCAACTTGAAGGATGGACTGCCAACCAAATCCACGCGCAATTGCAAGAACGATGGGACAAGCTTTCCGGGAACCTATTGGCGGAACGCTTTGTGGACGCCGCCGGGCGGCCGTGGACAAACCGGAATTATCTGCGGATGTTGACCCGGACCACCATGGCCCGGGTTTCCCGGGAGTCATACGCGGACACGCTTATTGCGGCCGGGGATGACCTTGTCCGCGTTGTTCCGTCCGGGGAATCATGCCGGGTGTGTTCCCGGTGGGTGGGGTTGATTCTGTCAATCTCCGGGGATGACCCACGCTTCCCGAGTTACCAGCAAAGCCTTGACGCCGGGATGTGGCACCCCAATTGTGATTGCTTCATCCGGCGCGTGGACGCCACCATCCATGACCAAGACATTGCCCGGCAAGCGGCCGTGAAGAACGTGGATTGGAACAACCTTGACGCCGTTGATGAATACAAGCGGGAAATTTTGAA